CTAACAGTTTTTACCAAGGTTGATCCAACCGTCGTTACCGCACTCATGCACTTTTCCGCCCATGCATAGGCGGGCGCCCTTCCCGTAGCTCTTTCCATCATAGGTGCACGTGACAGCTTGGGTATTCGAATCGTCAGTCTCAGCGTTCGGTGAGGCTGCAACGATCGGGCTATTTGGCTTGTCAGTCGTGCCAACCGGCTCAGAGGGCTTGAAGCTTTCCATATTGAACTCCTGGTGAACCGCTGCGTACTGCGCAGCGCAGGCATCGCTGGGACGAGGCCACGCAGTCTGACGATAGCTTCAGTAGGACGCCCATAGCGCGTTCGAACTACTCATTGCTGCGGTCGATACGTCGCTTGGGCTAGCAACTCCAGCGAGCGTCGAGCGCGCGTCTCCTGTCAGACTTGACACTGCCACTCTGCGTGGATTACCGGGCCTTGAGTCACTCAAGCTTTATTGCTGAGCTAGGCGGTGCAGTGCGACAACGGTCGCATGAACACGACCTCTCAAAAACCCATCCTTTTCGTCTCGATCGCGGTCAATAGCGCCATCCTGCGCAGAAGCGGCAAGCCAGTGTTCTGGGCAAGGGTGAAGTACATAGGCTTCAGCAAGGTCATTCACTACACGAATGCCTATCCGACGCCCTTCGAGCCAATTCGAGCGGCTTACGCGTGGGCGGACTCCGTCAACGCAAGGGTCGTGATGCTGGAATGGTTCGCCATCAGGCCCGTGGACTTTGCGCTTCCCGACGGAAGCGGCCTCATAGGGTGGCTGCAACTCCTGAACCAGTGAAGGGGCAGCGACCTCGTTGAATTCACTCAGCGAAGTACTCGATCTCACAAAGATCCTTCTGCTGGAGCACGCTCCAGAAAACCGCCGCCCGCCCTGCCTGGAGACGATCAGCGCACGGAATGGTGGTGTGAATCTTGCCGTTGCTGCCCACGTGGCGCACACTGGCCCAAAAGACTTTCTGGCCAAAGAAGGCAGCCGCGTAGACGCTGATGCGCACATGGGTGGACTGACACTTCTTCGACGTCATGCCCCTTAGTAGCATTCGCGCCGTTCGGCCCAGCATGACTCCGGTCGATTTCCAAGCGCTCGCATCCCAAGTAAATATGACAGGGCATCGCATAAGCATCGGCATCGGGCATCGGCTTTACAACCAGTGCGCTTTGAGCGCAGATGCGAGCCGGACTAGGTGATTTGCTTAGATCGCCTTCGGCGATCTTCGCGTGTCGAGCGTCCTTCAGTTCTCATGCAGCCTGGCCCACCATCCGCACACGTGCTGAACACACGACCGTCAGGCGGATGTTGATTCCCGCCGCGGACGAACTTGTCTCCAGCGTGCGTCCGAACAGGCCGGGTGGCGCGCAGGGATACAAGACCTTCGGGGAAAACTGCGGGCCGGACCTGACGACGGTGTTCAAGCACCCGGCCACCTCATGACCTTCACACCTCCATTGCTCAACCTGAGTGCGATGGCGACTGTGTGCACTGCTTTGGGACACGGATGATCTTCTCCGCCCCCAAAAGGCGAGGCCCCGATGCGCAGCAACGCTCGGGGCCTCTATCCGACCCACCCCAGAAAGGAAGGAACGAACGAATGGATTCTAGATCGGTGTCCCGCAGCGTTGCCAGCGACCTAAACCCCTTGATTTCGAGCATGGATTGCTTGGCAACCCTGCGCAGCTGCATCAGTCTGATCTCAGATCTGGGCGCGAACATTGACAGCGCAGCAGAGCGTCGTGAGTTTCTGCTGGCCAGGAACCTGTGGTTGGTCCTGGAATGGCTCACCTCAGCACTGAAATTCGAGCTCAACGTGCTACAAGAGTTATCCGTTTCTCAGAGCATCGACAGCCGCAATGTCAGCGCGTCGTAGTCTGCTTCGCAGCGGAGTCCGCGAGAGCGGGCTTCGTCGGCATCGGCAGCAACTCGTTGAGCGATCTGCGCACTTCGGCTGAGTGCGATTCCGATCTCGGCAGCTGCCTCGCGGACGCATCCAAGGGCGGAATCGCCGGCGAGGTGTCCGCAGCCGGCGGCATCGAGGTACGCGGCGGCGCGGAGGCGCAGGCCGTCAGCAGCAGCGCGAGCAGCATCGCGGTCGCGCGCGAGCTGCGCGAGAAGGGCTTGTTGTGCACGTTCGTTCTCCTGTTGCTGGTTGAGCCGGCGCAGGGTCTCCGCAGCGTCTTGGCGGGCCTTGTCGAGGGCAGCCTCCTGCGCGCGGGCTCGATCCTCGTCCCAGCGCGCCTGCACGCGCGCCTCGCCTCGCCGGTCACCCTCCTCGAGCACCCGATCCCGCCATGCTTCGTACGCCCACGCGGCGGCGCCCACCAGCCCGGCGGCAAGTCCCAGCAGCAGGAGCGCCAAGAGCACGCGGCGCGTCACGCGATTACCTTGCAGCCACGCGCATAGAGCGCTTGGCAATGCTCCAGGCCGATCACGCCGCCGTTGTAGATGCGGCGCACCTTCACCTGGTCAGACAGGTGCCGGTCGGGGAGCATGCCCTCCCAGGCATGGATCGACCCGGCCAGCGCGAATGTCGGCTGCTCCAGCATGTGCGGCATGACCAGCAGGTCCTGCCCCCATCGATCGCCGAGCCAGGCGTAGTTCGTGCGGCCCGTGATGCCGGCCGCGCGCCCGCGGAAGTTCCAGCCGTCATCCAGCTCGGTGTTGCCCATGCGGCCGCCGTAGACCTTGTTGGCCAGCGCGCGCGGATCGCGCTCGTATGGCCTCGCCGAGGCGATCGTAGGAAACCGGTTCGGCCACACCGCGCAGATGCGCTCGGCCGTGTAGCTCATGTTCTCGGCCAAGGTCTTGAGCATTCCGGTCTCGTGGAGGAACGTGGCGACGAAGGGGCGGACGTCCGCGAGGCCGGCCGAAAAACGCTCCGGCTGCACCTCGCATGCGAAAGCCGCCGACCACTCGGATGCGGTCACCGGGGCCACACCCAGCTTCCCCAGCATGCAATACCAGTCGTCCGCGGCCCAGGTCTGGGTGAACCGGGCCGAGCCACTACGCAGGGCGCTCACGGCAGCACCTTGCGCGCGTCGGCAATCACCTCGTCCAGCGGCTTTCCTTCGCGCTGGATCATCCAGGTGAACCCCCATCGCACGATGGCCCACGCCGGCAGACCGCAGGCGAATGCCACGCCCATGATGGCTACCAGCCCGGTGTAGCTGTGCAGCCATTCTTGCAAGCCGAATCGCTGGACCACGGCGGCGCCGCCGCAGATGGAGCCGAGAACAGTGCAAATCAACCCGACGGCCCATTCCCGCGGACTGCGCGGCGGGGTCATCAGCATGACGATGACGGCCGCCAAGCCGGCGCCACAGGCTGCGAAGCCCGCAGCACCTCCGACGGCTTTCCAGCCCAAAGCAGCGCCGGCGGCGCCGGCAGAGGCGGTGGGGTCGGGCATGGTGATCTCCCTCGTTGAATTCATGCTCTGGACGTGATCGCATTGCGCCGTTCGAGCAGCGCCTCCTCGAGGTCCGCCGGCGAGGGCACCTCGGGGAATCCTGGGCGCGGCAGCCAACCATTGCGCATCAGGTCCAGCGCCGCCATCTCGCTACAGATCAGGCCTTTGCCGTTGACGCGCATGCGCTTGAAGAACCGCCGCAGGCCGAACGACAGGTAATCGAGCACGCCGTAGCGGCTGCCGTCACTCTCCAGCCTGCTCTCCAGGAACGAGGCCGTGACCGGCACCGGCGTGTCGACCAGGATGTACTTGCCAGCGGCCTTCTCGCTCCACACACGCCGGCGCCGCAGCAGGTTCATGTCCCAGAGCTTCTCGCCGTCGGTGAAGCCCACGTGGTAGCAGCTCGAGCCCGTGAACAGCCGGCACAGGAACGACTGCGGCTGCTTGCCGTAGAAGAAGACGACCTTCATCTCAGGCCTCCTCGCCGAAGACCACGGGCCAGCCGCTGGTGAAGTCGTAGGCCGCCGGGTCCTCCGACGCCACCATCGCCGCGCGGTGTGTCTCGGCCACGGTGAAGATCGCGATGTCCGAAGCCGCCGCTGCGGAGAAGATCTGCCCGGCCATCGTCTGCGTCATGGTGATGAAGCTGCCGTCCATGGTCTTCCATTGCGTCCCAGGCGGCACGTTGGCGCCCAGCAGCAGCAGCCCGATCTGCTGGGTGCGCGAGAAAGTGTCGGAGTGGAACCACTTGCCGCCGGCCTGGTAGCCGCCCTGCAGCGTGCGGCGGTCGCGCTCGGCTTTGATGGAATCCCAGGCGGCGGCGATCGCCTGCTCGCGGGTCGGGACCGGCGCCAACCCGGGCGCATTGCCCTCGTCGAGCCAGCGCTGATAGCGAAACCCCTCGCGCTCGGTCGGCGGCAGCGGGATCCGGGCGCCATCCGCGAGGCGAACAACGGCGTCGCCAGCTTCGGTGAGTCGGTACATGGTCAGAACTCCGCGGAGATGCTGGCGTCGAGCGCGGTGACGTAGGCCAAGCCTGCCGCGCTGGAGGTGATCGTGATGCCGTGCGCGATCGCGTTGTTGGCGAAGACGCCGAGCGTGCAGTTGATCAGAGTCTGCGAGTGGATCGTGATGGAGGGAGAGGTGCGCTTCTCCACCCTGCCCAGGATGTGCGAAGCGGCCTGGCCACCGGCGACGAAATTGACCATGAACAGATTTGCCGAGGTGTGCGTCCACCGCTCGTAGAAGCGGCGGCACTCGTCCAGCTCGGTGGAGTGGCTGCGGCGGATGTGCTCGTTCAGGTAGCTCGACTCGATCAGGCGTCGGCCCCAGGCGTCGAGCGTGACGTTCTGAGCCGCAGTGGCCTCGGTCCAGTAGAAGACGATCAGGTTGGTCGTGCCCACCGGGACCGCGCCACTTACCGAGGCATCGCCCGCCGTGGCGGCCGTCAGCGCCGTGGAGCTCGTGGCCACCAGCGACAGGTTCGAGCTGGCAAAGAAGGCGCCCGTCGCGATGGTGGCGTTCGTCCAGTCGTTCACGACGTCAGAGGTGACGGAGTCCTCGGTACCAGTCCAGGCCAGGATCGCCAGCCGCAGGTTCGCGGACGTCGACAACTTGAAGCGGCCACCGAAGGTGACCGTCTTGCCGCGCAGCGGTATCGCATCCTTGCCTTCGATGATCTGGGCGTACCCCATCCGCTGCGCCGCGGCCTGGCTCTGGGTCAGGCGTGAGGCATAGCGGTAGCCGTTCTCCGGGTTGCTCTGCTGGCTCGGCGTCACCGACGCCGTCTGCGTCAGGACGTACCAGCGATCCTCGGCATAGGTGTCGTCCGCCGTTGCCGCGACCGTGCGCTGGTAGATCGCGCCGTCTGGGTTGTAGAGCCAATTGGGCAGCGGCACCCCGAGCGAGTCGCGGGCACTGGCCAGCTCGGCGCTGGAAGCGCTGCCCGCGCCCGTAGTGCCGCGCGCCATCCGCTGCGCGACGAAGTCGAACAGCGCCGCCAGGGCGGTCTTGGCCGTGCTGTTGCTGGGGGTGCCAGCAACGTCGGTTCGGTCCGGTAGAGAACTCATCGTGGTTTTCCTCTCTCAGTAACCCCTGATCCGCGCGTCGACCAGCCCGTCCACGGCGGTGCCTGCGGCGTTTCGCACCGTGATGAGGGGCCCCAGCGCGGCGTTCTTGTCCTCGATGCGCGCCGACACCCCGCCGTTGCCATCGGTCTGAACGGTGAGCAGCAGGTTCTCGATCGAGCGGTAGCTCTGGGTGACCGGCAGGCGCGTGCCCCCCGAGCCGATGACGACGTCGTTGAGCTCCTCGGTGACGTCCGGCACATCGAGCACCACCGTCGCCTCGGAAACCTGGCCCTGCGTTGGGCCGCCGGCGGTGGTGATCCGCCATGTGATCGTCTCGGGCGCGCGCAGCGTGATCTCGCCCGGCCAGGTGCTCCAGTCGCCCGGCGTGCCGTAGAACGGATCGTCGTCGTCGCCGTAGAACAGGTCGCCGTCGCCGCCGTAGAAGGCGTCTTGGCTGTCGCGGCGGAACTCGATGGCGTAGTCGCTGGCGACGATCGTGTGCTGCAGCACGACGCGGCCCTCGGCCTCCGGCGCCCGGCCCCACTCGTACACCAGCTGGGCGTACGTGCCGGCCGAGTAGAAGTCGTCGGTGTCCACCCCGTAGAAGGGCTGCGCGTCGTCGCCATAGAACAGGTCCGTCGCGTCCGCCTGGAGCACCCCGCCGCTCACACCTCCGTTTGTGATCGTCCCGGTGAAGTCCGGCGCTTCCGGATAGCTGATAAGGACGTTGCTGATCTCCGTGTCGCCCAGGTTGGCCACGATGACCGCTGCATTGAGCGACTCGTTGCCCGAGGTGTCTACCGCCTTGATCAGAAGGGTCATCACCCCCGACGGGCGAGCCGCCATCGTGTACGGGCTGGAGGTGACGAGGCCCTCGTGCAGCGGTGCGGCCGAATTCCAGAACGGGTTGTTGCCGTAGGCGAAGCGGATCTGGTAGCCCGCCAGGTCCAGGTCGTCCACCGCGGGCCAGCGCAGTACGTCGCCGTCCAGGGTGAAGGTCTGGACATCGCTGGGCGGCTCGGTCTTGCCGATAACGGTGTGGATGGTCACCGCCTCGTTGCCGACTACCTTGAGGTTGCCTACAAATCGCACGAAGCGCGCAGCCAGGAACAGCATGGCACCGTCGCGGACGCCGGTGAGGTAGCAGCTGGTCTCGTAGCCGGGCACCACCACCGTCTGCGTAGCGCCGGTGAGCGCGTCCGACCAGCGCACGTGAACCTCGCCGGCGGCCGAGATCAACGCGTCCGCCTGGGCCCACTGCACCAGCACGCGCGTGACAATCGTGCCGTCGGCCTGCACCAGTAGCTGCTCGGTGCCGCTTTCCACGCGGAACGACTGCGGCGCTGCAGGACGTGCAAACGGGTTGGGCAGCACGCTGTTGGGCGCAGCATCCACGGTGATCACCGCAGCGGGGTCATAGTAGACGGCCACGTCCTCCACTCCAATCAGGCCGACCGGCGCCCGGGGATGGAAGGTCCAATCCAGAATCAGGAACGTCTTGTTGACGAAGCCGAACTCCGCGTTGTTAACAGCCACGCGGTCACCGGGCTGCACGGGCCAAGCGACCATGTGGCACGGCAGCACGATCGTCATGCCGCCGCGCGAGCGCTCCACGAGCATTCGCGCGAGATCCTGACAACGCTGATGGTCCTTGGTGAACGGGAAGCTCACGTCCTTCACCTTGGCAAAGCCGTCAGCTGCGAGGTGCGCGTTGTTGGACCACGGGGCGAAGTCGGTAGCCACCCCCAGCCCGGCCCCATCGACGTAGGTGCCCCGGCAGGTGTTGAACCGCTCGCGGCTGGGGTGGCTCATCTGCTGGATCTCGATGGGCCCCGCCAGGTCACCCTCGTCGATCGTCATCACCGGTGTGGTCCACGAGCCGGCGCGAATGCGCCATACCCCACCGGACTGGAAGCAGCCGCCGCCGAAGCAGTCCTCGAGTTGCTGCTTGGTGGATTCGCGATCCTGGCTGGTGAAGAAGGCGCCATCGCAGCTGAATCCAACCGCGTCGCAGGCGTTGGCCGCGGCGATCGCGGCGGCGCTCTCGATCTGCGCCTGGGTGCAAGAGAAGCCCGCCTCGGACATCAGGAAGTCGGCCAGGCAGTTGGCCGGGTTGGCGTGGTAGTAGGTCGTTCCCGTACGGAAGTCGTGGATCTTCTTGCCGCGCAGCTTCGCGGAGACGTTGGGCGGCCCACCCTGAAAGCGGGCCATGTTGAGATCCAGCGTGATGACGGCGTACGTGTAGCCGGAGAGCTTGTCCGCCGCCGCCCATTGGCCCGGCACGGCGTTCATCAGGTAGGCGTCAGCCGTGTCCGCGCCGCCAGGCGACAGGTGGATCTGAGCATTGACGCGCGAGTAGCTCTGGCGCACGTTGTAGTGCAGCGTCAGGCGCCCGCCGACAGGCCCGCCCGAGAAGTCCGTCGTCCGCGCGACGGAGTTGACGTTGAAGGTGAGGCCGGGGTACTCCGACGTTGCCAGCGGCAGGCCATGGACCAGCGACAGCCCCAGCACCTCGCCCGCGAGCGTCGCCTGGCCGCTGTCGTTGAAGTAGACGTCCGAGTAGGTGCCGACGTCGAACTGCTCCAGGAAGGTGCCGCCCGTCACCCAGCCCGAGCTGTCGCGCGCGCCCAGCGGTTCGCCATCGATGTAGATCTCGTCAACTGCCTCGCACTGGTGGGAGGCGAACACCACCACTACGTGCTTGTACTCGTCGCGGCTGCCGCTGGTGAACAGGCCCACAATGGCGCCGCCCACGGGCGAGGGGCTTCCGTAGACCACCTGCCATGGCGCTTCGGCGCTTATGACCGTGACGTTCCGGTCCTGCAGATTGGCGTTGTAATCGGAGCGCGCTCGGGCAGCTGCGGCCTTCTGCTTGCGACGCGCCTGGACCGTGCGGTGCAGCCCGAAGCCCGCCACGGCGATCATCAACCCGTGACTGGCGATGAAAGCCGCGGCCGAGCCGCCGATGATGGGGGCGAGTCCAGCGACGATCGTGATCGGGTCGGCCACCGCAGCAGCGCTGCAGAACATGGCCACCGCAGCCACAGCGACTCGGGTGAGTCTCAGACGCGCCATGCGGCCTCCGCCTGCACCATCGGCACCCTGAGAAGGCCAGTGGGCCCAGGCGCAACCACAGTCGGCCCAATGCAAACGCCGAATGCCCGCCGCCCCTCCAAGCTCTCTTCCGTGCTCGGCAGCCGCACCAGCACCACATCTCCGCACTGAGCGAACGTGCCAGGCACGGGGGCGCCCAGGCGGTCGCGCGCGCCGGCGAGTAGCCCGCCGACCGCGTCTATCCGGCGGTGGGCAGAAAGCGCGCCGTCATAGGGCGGCAGCTGCACCGCATGGCCAGTGGCCAGCTCTATCCAGCCGGCCGCGAAGGTGACGCAGTTATGCAGCGCCCAATCGAAGGGGGTGGCCCTGTGCAGCGCCACATAGGCGTCCAGGCGCACCTTCCAGTCTTCGCAGCGGGGCGGACGGACAGCGTCGTGCATGCTGCTCAGACTCGCTGGAAGCGCGCGCTCAGCCACTGCCTGGGCTGGCCAATCAGGGTCGGCACGTAGCGGAAGCCGGTCTCGCCGGGATGACGGGCCACGTGCTGCGCATGGTTCATGCGCAGGGCGGCCGGGTTGGTGCGGACGTTGTAGGCGCCGGCCTGGAGATCCAGGTGGATCTTCCCCATCCCTTTGTCGTCGCGCTCGGCGATGGAGACGTTCTCCATCTTCCCCGCGAAGCGCCGCACGGGCGCGCCCTGGATCTGGAAGGTCTGGTCGAAGAGGGCCACGTAGACGATGGCGTCCCGGTCCTGGTAGGTCTCGGCCGAGCCCATGGCCAGAGCCAGGATGGAGCTTTGCACCTGGGTGAGCGTCAGGCGCACCTTCTGATAGTTGCCGTCCTCCGACTCCTGCAGCTGCCCCACCTCGCCCAGCATGCCGACCCCGGTCCAGGGATGGCCCATGGCAGTGACGTCCAGCGGGAAGTTGGTGACGCGCAGGCGGCCGCCGGCGAAGTCCAGGTCGATCAGGTAGAGGGCGCCCACCGCGCCGCCAGCGGCGGCAGTGTCCCAGGCAGCGTCCGTCGTGAGGCTCACGAGCCCTCCCAGCTTTCAACGAGGTCCAGGCTGAAGCCGCTCTGGCGGCCACGGCGCGAGCTCCAGCGGGTCTCGTCGGCCGTCTGGCGGCACAGGCACGTGGGCTTGTCCCACACCATGGCGGCACCGTTGGTCAACGCCACGCGCAGTGGCGGGGTGACAGTGAGCTGCCCCTGGCCAGATCCGTTCAGCGTCACGTCCGCCTGAACGTGCAGCAGCTGACGGGCGGGGCCGGTGGAGCCCTGCCCCACACCAACCCAGTCGCCCGATAGCACGGTGGTGCCCGCTTGTCCGACGCCGGCGGCGATGGGGATGCTCGTGGCACCCGCGGCAGCGCCGCCGTTGCAGGTCCAGGTGCCGCGTGCAGTGCCTCGCGGCTCGATGTTGAGCAGGTCGTAGACCGCCAGCAGGTTGACCCGACCCTCGAGCGACAGGATCAGCTTGCGCCAGAGCGCCGCGGCCGCCGTCTCGAGCGCATCCGGCGCCACCATGGAGAACATCCACCGAGGCGGGCCGAGCAGTCGTGCCTGCTGGGCGCCCGACTCGGCGCTGCCGAACAGCAGGTCGAAGCGCTTCTGGCCGGGGAGCTGCTCCTTGACCAACAGACCGCTGGGTAGGGTGATGACGGCCATCTCAGCCCCCCAGAACGCCCAGGCGCTCCAGCTGCTCCGACCACTGTTGATCGCGCGCGTCGAGCGCACGCTGCACGTCGGTGAGGATCGCGCCGCGGTCGCCGCCGCCCTGCACGACGATCTGAGAGGACGGAGCGAAGGTCAGGCCGCCGCCGCGGCCGCGGCCGAGCGCCTTCATCTGCTCCGGGGTGAAGACGCCCTCGTCTTCCTCCAGGATCGCCGGCACCTCGCCGGGCGCAAGCCCGGGCATGCGGCCACCGTGGAAGCGCGGCGCGCCAGCGAAGATCCGCGAATCCACGGGCCGGGTGAAGGTCGGCGCGCCGCCAGCGATGCCACCCCCGTGATAGAACAGGCCGAGATCCGCACCGGCCGAGCCGAGGTTGACTGCACCGCCGCCGCTGAACAGCCCCATGGCGCCGCTGACCAGGCCGGTGAAGTAGTTGCCGCCTCCACCCCCACCCGGCAGGCCCATGCCATCCAGCATCGCGTCGGTCAGGGCGCCGGACAGCCGCGTGTAGACGGTGCTGGCCAGGGCGTCGCCGAACGCCTTGAGCGGGTTCTTGGTGTCTTCGAAGGCCCGCTGCAGCGCGCCGCGGACGTCGCCGCGCAGCGTCTCTCCGAACTCCCGACTCTCATTCAGGCCGATGCGCATCGAGGCCTGATCTTTGGCCGTCTGGGCATTGCCGACCAACTGGCTCCGCTGCGAGTCGCGCGCCTCAGGGGTGAGCATCGAGTTCTGGTCCAGCTCACGCAGCTTGTTGCGCAGGTCCAGCTCGATGCGCAGGTGTTCGATCGCGATCGCACGCTCGGTCCCAGAGGCCTTGATCAACCTGGCCTCGAGCTCGAGCATGCGGCCGCTGTCTTCCAGCGCGCGTGTCTCGCCCGACGTCTGCGCCTGGAAGCGGTTGCGCTCGTTGTCGCGGGCGACGTTGAAGGCAGCGAGCTCGTCGTCCTGGCGCTGCTGCTCCTCGGCCCAGGCCTTGTTCTGGGCACGCTGGTTCTCCTGCGCGATCGAGGCGGTGTACTTGGCCCGCGACTTGGCCAGTTCCGCTTCCGCTGCACGGCGCTGGGCCGCGGTGTACGCGCCCTCAGCAGCGGTCAGTTCGCCCTTGACCTTGATCTCGAACTTGTCCTGCTCGGAGAGCTGTCGCCCGTTCTGAAGTTCTGCGGTTTGCAGCTGAACCCGCTCGCGAATACGCCCCATGAGCGCTTCGAACTCGGACTTGCCACCGGTGTCCTTCTTCACCACAGGCGCGGCGGTGCGCTGCGCAGCGCGGTCCGCGCGAGCGAAATCGCCGGTGCCACCCGCCGCCGGGTCGTAGCTGGGGTTGAGCGCCCCCTTGACCGCTGCCGTCGCGTCCAGTGCCTTCTTCTGCAGCTGCTCGAGCTCGGCGCGTACCTTGCGGATCTCGGCCTGCAGGGCGTCGCTGTCGCCGCCATTGCGCTGGGCCTGCAGCAGCAACTCCAGCTTGCCGCCGGCGGTGGCCAGCTCGGCGCCCGCGTTGCGCTGGGCGACGATCTTGCCGCCCAGGGCATCGGTGTTCGTGCCGATCTTCGCGAACTCCGCCAGCCCGGCCCAGATGGCCAAGAGCGTGTTCCCCTTCTCGGCCTGCTTCACCATCGCGTCGGTGACCTGCACGAGACCGGGCAGCATGCCTTCGGCCATCTCGCGCTTCAGCCGTCCCGCAGCGGTCTCCAGCTTCGTCAGGTTGTCGTTGTAGGTCTCGGCGGCCTTGACGCTCTCGTCGGTGATCTCGCCGTTCAGGCGGCGGAACTCCTCCCGCAGTGCCTCGATGCCGGCGCGGCCGCCGTTGAGCAAGGGGATCAGCTGGCGTCCGATCTTGTCGCCGAAGAGGTCTGCGGCCAGAGCTGCCTTCTCGGGGCCATCTTTCCAGGAGGCGAACTTCTCCGCCAGGTCGGCCAGCACCGCATCGCTGGCCCGGAGCTCCCCGGTGGCCGTTTTCACCTGGATGCCCAGAGCCTTGAACAGCGCCGTGGCCTCTTTGTTGCCCCCGGCGCTGTCCGCCATCTTCCCATTCAGTTTGCTCAGGGCGGCCTCGAACCCGGCCGCCTCCACTCCGGCGAGCTTGGCCGCGAACTGGTACTCGGCCATGGCCTGCGCGGACTGGAAGCCCGCTCGCTGGGCGGCCTTACCCAGCTCGTCCCACTCGTCGATCACGGCGATCACGCCGTTCGCCATGTCCGTTGCCCAGGCCGTCACGCCCAGGGCGGCGAGCGCGCCGGTCACGGCCGCGGCCTTGGCCTGGATTCCGGTCAGGCCGGACTTGACCGACTCGAACGCCTGCTTGGTGGCGTCCTCGGCTGTGAGACGAATCTTCGGGTCAGACATGGCGACCCTCAGTCACGCTCACGCTCAGAGCGCCGGTTCGCCCAGACCTCGAGGCAGGCGAACTGCATGGCCATGATGTCGTGCCAGGCCTGGTCGCGGCGATCACGTGGCAGGCCCGACCGCCGCAGGATGATCTCGACACCCGGGAGATCCAGCCCTTCGCGACCGTCCATGGACGTGCGCCACTGGCTCGAACACTCCAGGAACAGGCCCCAGGTGCGGACGTTCTCCGGCCAGAGGTGAAAGACCTCGGGCTCCTCCCGTGCAGGTGCCGGGTCAGCTTCGATCCGCATTCCCCAAGCCGCGGCGTCTGCATGGAGGGCCCCTCGCCTTTCTTCGTCTCGTTTGCGTTGTTCTGAGTCGCTGATGAACTGGCCGCCAGCCCAGAGCCTGGCGGCCTCGATCAGTTTTTTGCGGTGACCGTTACCTGCGCCCGGTAGGCCGAGTAGCAGAGCGACGCCATGCCACCCATGTTCAGCAGCACCTCGAGTGCGTCCGGGCTGAATGGGGCGGGCTGGTTGGCCTCGTCCACCACCAGCGTCTGGTCCTTCCAGCCGCGGGCATGCGCGCGCAGGAACTCGAACGCGGTGGGGTACTTCTCGGAGAGCTGGCGCAGCTCCTCGTTGGCGAGGCGCACGCAGAACAGCGTGAAGGAGAACTCTTTTTCCGCGGCGTTCTCGTCCATGTAGGCGCCCTTGACCAGGACGCCGATCGTGTCGGCGATCGCGAGCTTGAACTTCGGCATGGCGTCAGAAGCTCGTGACCAGGCGGAACTCGTCGTTCCCGGCGCTGGGGATCGCACGGAAGTCGATCTGGACCATGCGCTTGCCCTTGTAGTTGATCTTGCGCTCGCGCACGAACTGGCAGTACGGCATGAACACCAGTGCCTTGCGGGCCGTCACCGTGCCGTGCACGAACCCGATGGAGGTCAGCGTGGCGGCACGGATGTCAGACAGCAGCTGCACTTCCTGCGCCGCCGTGGCGTCGATCGTGATGGTGCCGGTGACCTCGCGGTCCTGGATCACGATGCTCTCGCCGCCGAGGAGCGCCGAGTGCTCCGCCACGTTCCCGATGTTGATGCGGATGCCTTGGCTGGGGTAGGCCAGCCCACCCACCAGCGCCGGCGCGCCGCTGGAGCTGTGCGTGCAGCCCAAGGTGATGTCACCGCTGTTGGCGTTGGTGACGGCCTCGGGGGTCTTGAACGCGGTGAAGGTGCCAGTGGGATTGGCGGCGGCCGACTCGTTGTTGTGGATCCCCAGCATGGAGAACTCCATCATCGGCCGCTTGCCGAGGGGAAAGTCGAACACCACGTTGCCACGCACGCCGGTGGACAGGTGCTTGACGCCCGAGTCGTGGTAGTAGCTGGTCAGGCTGCCCATGCTCCCCGACACCAGCGTGTAGTCGGCGCGGGTGGTGGCGCTGAGCGTCTCGGCAAAGCCGCAGGCCTTGAGCTGCGCTCCCCAGGCCGGCGCGGTGCCGGCGCTTCCCGAGCCGACCAACTCCACCGAGTACTGCGCGGCGATGTGTCGATCGCCCACCAGCTCCTCGAAGCCGCCCAGGAAGCCGCGCAGCAGTTCGCGCTTGTCGTTCTGCGCGTTCAACGGATCCAGGGTGAAGCCGCTCACCTGCAGCGCGTCGCTGCCGGCGGTGGGGGTGGAGTCGGTGTTGTAGGAGCTCTCTTCCTTGGACAGGATGATTGCGTCCCGGTCGAGACGGTCGGCCATGGCTTACTCCTCGGAGCCGCTGGGCGCGGCGTCGGGCTGGACTTGCTCGGCCGAGGCTTGCTGCTCGCCCCGGGCGAGCGCCGCCGCGCGCTGCTCGGCCCGGCGCTTCTGCCGGTCCGCATCGGTGTCGGAGGCCGGCGGGACGTCCAGCGTCAGGTCGCCGGTGGTGGTGTCGCGGATCCAGCTGCCGCCCGCCGGCGGGTTCGGCCAGGGCTTGCCCGGCTCGGCGCGGATCACGGTCTTCTTGTTGGCCATGGCAGTGCCTTTCAGGAGGAGATGGAGTTGTCGGTGGTACGGTGCTTGCAGGTGAAGCGCCAGATGACGACGGCCACACTGGTGTCGGCCTCATCGGTGTCGACGTCGACGTCCGCGGGCGTGAGATCCCACACCAGGCCGCCAAGCTTGCGGTCGGCCATGATCCGGGCGTAGGCGTCGGTCCAAAGCGCGTCGGCGACGTCGTGAGCCTCGAGGCCACCGCCCGCCCGCGCCAGAAAGCGCAGTTCGAAGCGGCTCTCCCAGTCGATCGGGTGGTTCTGGTAGACCTCGTCCTCCGCCGGCGCGCCGCCGTCGAAGTTCACGTGCACCTGGCTGGCCAGGCCCTGCGCCAAGCTGAAGCCGCGGTTCTGGAAGACGTGCGCCGACACCGGGGTCCCGGCTGCGAAAAGGGCCGCGACGGCGGCTCTGATCGCGAGATGCTTGCTCGTGGCCATCAGGTCGCCACCTCGAAGATCAGAAGCGACAAGCCGGTTCCGTCAGGCTGGACATCCGACAGCAGGTAGGTGCTGCCCTGGATCGCCACCAGCGTGGTTCGGGGCAGCCAGGAGGAGACATCCGCAGACACGGCCAGTGCCACCGGCCGCGTCCCGCTGATGTCCCCTCCCATCGCCTCGATGTGGGCCCGGTCGAAGATCACCGTGACGGCGGCGCCGCCTTCCGGCGTCGCGGGGACGCTGAAGTCTGCGAAGAACACGGTGAAGTCTTCGACGAAGGCCATGGTCGTTTACTTCTTCTGGTCGCCGGCGGCGGCCGTGCGAGCCTTCTCGACCTCGGCCTTCACCTGGTCGTGCAGCTCCTTGGGCAGGGCCTCGATCTCGCCCACGAAGGCGCGCAGGGCCGCGAGCTCCTCCTGCACCTCGTCCCACTGATTGGCCTTCTCGCGCAGCTGCCGGATCTCGGCGTCCAGCGCCTTGGTCTCGAACTGAGCCGAGGCGGCGCGCAGCCGCTCCAGCTCCGGCAGCAGCTCCTCGAGCTGCTTGGCCTTGGCCCGCAGTTCCCCGAGGTCCTTAGACTGCGCCTGCGCCTTCGCGACATCCCGGGCCTTCTGACGGGTTGCGTCCTCCGGCTCGAGCGAGGTGGCCATCGCCTTGTTCAACTCGGCGTCCGACCAGATGGTCTCGCCCACCTTGAACTGGATGGGGGCGGTGACCTCGTAGCGGCCCATCTTGGCCTTGTCGTCCACCTCCAGCGCCTTCAGGCTCTGGGCGCGCGGCTCGGCCTGGGCGTGGGTAAGGCCGACGATGGTGCCGGGCGGCAAGCCCAGCACCGCTAGCACGGTGAATTTCTTCATGACGGTGCGTACCTCGCCGCCGTTAGGCCATGATCACCTGGCAGCTGCGCTGCCAGTAGCCGTAGCCGACGTTGCGCCAGCTGTCCAAGCCGAACTGCCAAGCGTCGTTGTCGAACTCGAACTCGCTGCCCTCGGCCTTCACCTTGAGCTCGACGTCCTGCTCGCTCTGCCGGATCAGCCCCTTGATCGGGCTGTCGGTGCGGTGGACGCTGAACTTGTTGGTCCAGGTCAGGCGGGGGTTCATCACCACCTGCACGTTCAGGCCCGCGATCAGGTTGGGGTTCAGGTTCTGCGCTAGGGCCGCCGTGGCAAGCGTGCTCACGGCCGCGGTGGCCGTGAGGTACAGACCCACCGGCACTTTGACCACGAAGTCGCGAGCGTTCTCGTTCATCGGCTCGCCCTGGTTGTCCTTGAAGCCCAGGATCGCGGCGATGCCCTTGAGCATGCACTGCTGGAACTCCTCCACCGACGGCGCCGTGGTGCTGCCATGAACCGCCGCCGGCAGGCCGGCGATCGTCACCGAGATCTTGTTGCTCTGGGTACCGGAGCTGCCTTCGCTGTGGTCGGTGTCGAAGTAGTACTGCCCGTCGTAGCAGACGGTGGAGTCTCCGTTAAGCAGCAGCGTGGAGAGCATGCTGGCCCAGTGCGTGACGGACTTGTCCGCGAACTCCTCGACGCGGGCCATGATCTGGCCGGTCTTGTCACGGCGCACGTCGCGCTTGCTGACTTCTAGCGTCGCCTCGTAATGCTTGTTCGTGATGGCGAAGCTGCTGGAGGCGAGGCCCTTGCCCTGGCGCCCGCCAATCCACTCGCGGAACTGCGGCGACTGGCCCAGGAACGCGTAGGTCTCGCCGGCCTGGTCGGACTGGAAGAAGTTGGACAGGCCGTTGACCCAGGCCATACCCGGGTTGAGCTCGAGGCGGGCGAAGTACATGCCCATGATCGAGCGGCTCGACAGGATTTGCTGGTCCATGGTGGTGGTCCTTGTGTGCTGTGTTCAGGTGGGGCCGGTGGTCAGGCCTCGCGGGCCCAGGAGCCGCGCAGTGCGGTGACGACGTAGCCGTCGGCGTCACCCAGGTCCAGGGTGACGAAGTCGCCGCGGCGCTGGGTAGCCTTGGTCAGGATCAGGTCCTTGTCGTCGGCGCTGGTGATGTCCGGGCCGTGGATCTTGTCGGCCGCGGCCGGGCTGATCTTGACCTTGGTGGTGCCGAAGGCGCCCACCGCCAGGATCGTGATGCCGCCCAGGCCGTCGGCGATCGCCGGCAGGGTGAGCGCGTCGTCGTCGGCGTCTGCGTCGACGCAGAACAGCTTGCCGCAGTCCTCGGCGTCGAAGGTCTTGATGGCCGACAGCGTTTCGCGAACGGTGTAGTGGCCCCAGGGGTCGCGGTATTTCAGCGCATCAAACGCAACCACGACGACGCCAGCGCCTACGAAGCGGTGCACGAAGCCCACGAAGGCGCCGCCGGCAGGGTTGAAGCTGAAGGTGTCGTCGTCGCTGGCGTAGACCGGCTGGCCCACGTCCGTGATCACGGCGCCGGTGACGGCCAGCTGCACCTTGCCGCTCTCCACCACGCGCACATTGATGTCTGCAGCACTGCCGGCGCTGTTGTCCGCCTTGGCTTCGGCGAAGCCGGCGAAGCGATCGGCATTTGCCAGGGGGCGCGCATGGCCGCTCGCGTCCACCAGGCCAACGGCCGCGCCCTCATAGATCATGTCGGCCGCGATCACCGGAAACTCGTTGCGGCTACCAATCTCGTAGGCCCGCGGGGAGTTGGTGGCCAGCGTGGTGCCGGCCAGGGACAGCGCCGCGATGTTCTCGGCGCCGACCCATTGCACGAAGTGCTGCAGGGTCTCCACCGGCATCGCGGTGGCGGCGGCCGCAGCAACCAGCAGCGCCACCAGAATCAGGGACTTTTTCATGGTCATTCCTTGAGTGATAAAGGGGTGGGAGGTCAGGCGCTGGCGCGCTGCTTGAGCACGCGAACCTTGCCGGCGGCGCTCGCCTTGGCGAAGGCGGTGTAGGCGCTCAGGGTGCCGAACTCACCGCGGATCTCGGCGTTTGCGTCCCATTCGGCCTTGCACCGCTCGTCGATCGGCATGGCTGCCAGGCGCTGCTGCTCGGCTGCGTCCTTCGCCGCGGCATCCGCCGGCACCGTGGGGGCCGGCACCTGGGCCACAGGTTTCGGCGCGGCTTCGGTGTTGGCCTTGCCCTGCGCCTGGCGGATCTGGCGCTCGGCGGCGTTCACTGCCAGCGCGGCGTCGCCGCCTGTGGTCTTGCCGTCGAACTTCAGCGAGGCAATCAGGGCCTCGTGGCCGGGGATCAGCGCGGCCTCGACGGCCTGAATTCGGGCGCGCTCGGCGTCGGCGCCCTGCGCGATGCCCAGGGCGAGAACGGCCTGGTACACGGATCCGTGCTCGGCCTTCAGTTTTTCGATGTCCATTTGGAATCCTGTGATTGAGGTGGGAGGGTTCGGCGGGTCTTGCGCAACACCGGCGCCTTGTGCCGCAGGCCCCGACGCACCGCGTAGCGCCGTGCGGCGGCGCTTGCTGAAGGCTTCGGGGTTGTCGGCCAGCTGCTCGACGAGCGCATCCACGGTGGAGACACCGTCCACCAGGCCTGCGTCGATCGCTTGCTGGCCAACGAACACGCGGCCGTCGGCCATGTGCTCGAGTACCTGTTCAACCGTGACTCCGCGGTGCTGCGCCACCGCGTCGACAAAGACGGTGTAGATGTGGTCGACCCGCTCCTGCAGGTAGGCGCGGCCTTCCTCGGTCAGGGGGGCGGTGTCCGAGGCGATGCGCTTGTAGCGGCCGGCGGTGATCTCGGTGGTGCCCTCTGCCACTCGCGGGTTGTAGTTGTGCGTGGCCACTACCCCGATCGAGCCCACTTGCACCGTCCGCCCGGTGATGTAGACGGCGTTGGCCGCCGAGCCGATCCAGTAGGCCGCGCTCGCCATGACGGCATCACTGACGGCGACGATCGGCTTTTCGCTCGAGAGCTCGAGGATGCTGGTGGCCAGCTCCGGGGTGCCGAAGATGCTGCCTCCGGGCGAATCGATCTGCAGCACCAGGGCGCGCACCCGCGGGTCCGCGATCGCCGATTCGACTTGCTTTTGCGCCAGCTGCGTCGAGACGCCGCCGCTGATGCGGGTGAAGAGGTTAGCCTTGGGGGCAATCACCCCTTCGAGCGACAGCACGGCCACGCCGTCCTGGATCCGGTACTCCTGCTGCTCGTTGGCCAGCGGCCGCTGCAAGCGCGCCTCCACCGCGTCGACATCGATCTTCTCGCCACGCAGGTGCGCGGCGTAGATCGCCTGGATCTCGCGCAGCTTGGGCAGCTCGATGGCCCAGGGCGAGGTAAGGATGTCTAGCAGTTGCATGGCACCGATCAGTTCAGTGCCGTGACTCTAGGAATTGCTCAGCTTAAAAAATAGGGCAAATTGGCACTACTTGCTGAGCTAGCGACTCGGCGGTGCCGCAGGCCTCGGCGCCCGAGGCATCGGCTGCGCGGGCGGGGCGGCGGGTCGCCGCGGAGGCGCCTCGGTGTCGTCGTCCGAGCCGTTGTCCGCAGACTCGGGCGCCGTCGCTGCGCCGCTCGGCGTCGTCTGCGGTAGCGTGCCGTCCCGACGCTGGAGCTGGACCTCCTTGGCGCGTTGGCGCTGCTTGGCCTCCCAGTCCTGGCCATCGTGCAGGATGCTCTCGGCCTGCAGTGTGCTGATGCCCAACTGCACGCGCTTCTCCGCTGCAGAGACCTCCTTCAGCGGATCGACGGAGCCGGGGCCATCGCCGGTCCACATGCTGGAGCACCAGGCGGCTCGCACTACCTTGTCTGCGAAGAACCCCGGCGCAGCGATGCGGCCCTCGGCCACATCGTGCGTGAGCCACAGCTCGAGCACCGGTTGGCACAGCATCTTGGCCACCTTGTCGCGGCGAGTGTTCCACCGGCGCCAGGCCATCACGAACGCGCCGCGCGCGGCGGTGTAGCTGCTCTGGAAGGCCATCATCAGCACTTCCTTCGGCACGCCCAGAGTCATGCCGATTTGCGTCATCATGGCCTGGAAGAACGGATCGAACTGCGGGTTCGGACGCCCGGGCGTCTTCATCTCGGCTTTCTCGCCCGGCAGCAGGTTGATCGTCTTGCCCGAGTCCATCTTGCCGGACCACCGCTGCGCGTCGTTTACCAGCCTGGAGGCCGACTCGTCGTCGAAGATCTCCGCGAAGGCCTCGTGGTCCATCTCCACGAACACGGCCCAGATGCTCGACACCACCGCCGCATTGAGCTCGGCGTCGCTCCACTTCTGCAGCTGCTTGAGGGGCTCCAGGATCGGGCCGAACCACGGCACGCCGCGCACCTGGCCGGGCCGAAGGCTATCGAACAGGTGCAGCACGTTGCGGCGGCCGTTGTCTGCACGCATCGCAATCCGCTCCCAGCTGTTCGCCTGGCCGCGGAAATCGCCCGGGTGGTACTTCGCCACGTGGATGGCCACCGGCTCGCCCGTGGTCGGGTCCAGTTCAACCCCGTCCTGCAGGGTGTCACTGTCGAACTTGCCGCGCGGATTGCAGACCCGGTCCGCCTCGATGACCTGGAGCGCCAGCATCGTTTCGCCGCCACGCTCGATCATGGGGGTCAGCACGAAGACGTCGCCGCTCTCCATCCAGGACCGATAGGCCAGGTCCGTCAGGCCGTAGAAATCCAGTTGCCGCTGCAGGTGGCAGTCGGTGGATTCCGCCCACGCCTTGAAGCGTGCCTTGGTCCCGGCCGTCCACTCCCGCGCGCTGTCTTCGGTGATACCGAGCCGCGCCGCATCGATGGCAGGGGTGTAGGACAGGCCGGTCCCCACGACATGGGTGACTTCGGTGTTCAGGGCTCCGGTAGCCACCGGAGCATTGCGCACCTGGTCGCGGCTGCGGTCCCGCAGCATCGGCAGGTCGGGCAGGATGTCTGAGGAGGCCGAACCGCCGCCCGGCTGCCACTCCGCGGTCGCAGCGCGATCGCGGCGCGCCCCGACGTAGCCGCCGATCCCCCGGCCGATGCTGGCCTGCATCTCGAACTGCATGCGGCCGCGGTGCAGGCGCTGCGCCGTTTTCGGCAGAACATGCGCCAGCATGCGCTCGACCAGGTTGGGTTCGAACCGGCGCGCAAAGGCGCGCAGGGCTGCGTCCGGATCCTTCGCCATTTCAGCCCCCCACCACCACTGTGCGGGTGCGGCCGCGGCCGGCGGCACGAGCCGAGAGTTCCTTGGCCCGCCCATCCCAGAGGGTAATGCCGGCATGGATCTCGCCCAGGTTGGCGCGCGTGAGCTTGCGCCCCGCAATCTCATACGACTGGCCCTGCAGGACCTTCTGTTCGGCGGCGAGGTACAGCGCGAGTTGGGCTTCGGCTTGTGCGAGGGTGATTCCGGCCATGGTTGTCCTTTGTGCGCTGGCAGTCTAGGAACCAATGAGCTTGGAAACTAGGGCAAATTGGCACTGCCTCACTGACCGCCGCGCTTCAGGTAGCGGTACAGCGTGCGCCGGCTGATCCCGTAGCTCGCGGTGAGCTCCGCGTCGGGCGTCGCGGTCAGCGCTTCCTGGAACACCTTCGCCCGCAGTTCCGGCGTGGGGTGCTTCTTGCGCTTGGCGATGCGCGTCCGCAAGCCGCCATACTGGTCACGCACCTGCAGCTCGATCGCGCGCGCCGTCTCCGCCGATAGCGCCGGCACTTCCTGCTGAACCATCTGCAGGATCACCAGGACGATGTCCGGCTCACGTTCGGAGTCGACGCCGGGCGGCTTCAATCAGCCACCCCGCCTTCCGCCCAGGCCGAGCGAGATCTTCCCGTTCACCACCCTCGACGGCTGCGTCGGCACGGCACGTCCGTCCTGGACCTCCACGCGACGGGGCGGCGGATCGCCGTCTCGCATGGGCCGGACTTCGATCGGGGGCGGAGTTGGAGACGTCTCCAAAGCCGGCGCCAGCAAGTCGCCCTGTGTCGGCACCAGACGGTCGCGCAGCAGCTGCCACTGGTTTTCGGTCTTCTTGTGCAGGCCGAGCAGGTGCGCCGCACCCACGTTGTAGACCGTCAGGTCCAGCGGCTCGTTGGCCTCGCCCTTCTTCTGCTCCCACCAGCTAACCTTGCGGCCGCGCTTGTAGCCATGGGTGCGGTACTCGGCCACCAGGCCCTTGTAGAACGCCTCGGGTAGGTTGGCCGGGAAGTGGATGGCGCCCGGCCCTGCGGCGCGCTTCCACCGGGCCTGCAGGTAGTCCTTCGTGGTGTCGGGGCCCACCAGCCACAGCTCGGCGCCGTTCTTCTGCGTCTTGCCGCGCCAGTTGATATCGACGATCGTGGGCTTGCCCGAGAGGATCGGCCGGTTCGGGCGGCTGTGGCCCTTCACGGCGAACACCTTGCGGCGTTTCAGCGGCGCGGTGAAGTTGTAGACGTCTTGCGTGTTCGATCCGCCCGAGTCGACGAAGGCAGCGGAGATGTTCAGCATCTGCCCGCTGGTGTGCCGGTATCGGCTCTTGAGCAACTCGTCGGCACGTTGCCAGGTCTCCGCCTCTGCGGGCGAGCCGTGGATCACCTGGTAGTCGACGATCCACCCCTCCATGCCTTCGCCCCAGGCGATCACCATGAACTCCAGGCGGTAGGCCTGTGTGTCGATCGATGCCGTGAGCACCAGGCCACCGGCGGGAACGGTGCCGAGTTGGTAGGCGTCGGCCCGGTTCATCAGCTCGTCGTACTTCGTGGCTTCCTTCGTCCGCTCCCAACACAGCGCCAGGCGCGTGTTGTAGAACGTGATCATGGATTCCTCGCTGCCATCCTCGAGCTTGGCCTTGGCCGCGTCGTACTGCTTCAGCAGCGCGATCCACGGCATCCACCCGTAGGGCAGAAACATCGCGGAGATCTGGAAGCTCTCGGTCTCGCCGTCGCCGGGAACGCCGTCGCTCCAGAGGCCGCGCGCGAACATCCTCGACTTGTCGCCCTCTTCGTGCAGCCCGCCGCACTCGAAGCAGGGGTACATCGCCCGCTTGCCGTCATCGCTGCGAATCAGGCGGAAGAAGTCCAGGGGCTGGGCGTGCCCGCAGTGGATGCATTCAGCCAGCGCCTGGCGCTGGCTGCCCAGCTGGTACAGCGTCTGGATGGCTGACTCGCCCTCGATCGTTGGCGAGCTCGGGTAGTACGTCTTGCGGTCCCGCTCGTGTGAGGTCTGGCGCGTCTCAGCCAGCTCGCGCGGATCCCCCTCCCCGCCCACGTTGTCCTTCGCGCGGTCGATCTCGTCGAACACGACGTACGTCACCGACAGCTCGGACAGGTTGGCCGCGGCACCGGCGGTGGCCAGGTACAGTGCGCCGCCGGGGTAAGCCTTGATGTCGTTGTTGTTGGTGGCGTCTCGGCTGTTCGGCTTGGCGAACCGCTGCCGCAGCGGGGCCACCGCAGCCACGTTCTTGTCGATCCGTGCGGCGGCGCGCTTGTGCAGCTTCCCTGTGGGTACCAGCCAGAGGAAGTTCTTTGGCCGCTGGTGCACCGTCTCGCCCAGGAAGTTCAGGGCCACCTGGGTCTTGAGCATCTGCGAGGCCCCCATCACCACCACGCGTTTCGCGGGATGGGCGGCGGACAAACACCGCATCGGCAGCCTGGCATGCGGTGTGCGGCTGGTGCGGTAGGGGCCAGGCTCCGACGCGCCACTTTCCTTCGGCACGATCTGGAACTCGTCGGCCCATTCGTCGACAGGCAAGTTGGGGTCAGGCTCGAGGCCGAGCGCGATCGCCTCCAGGATCTCTCGGTACCCGTCTCGCATGTTCATGCGGCGAGGCCCTCAACCGGCGCCGGGCCGATCTTCTCGCGCCAGGACTTCACCAGGACGTCACACACGGCCCGGTTGTGCCGGCGCAAGATCTCCGCGCACTGCTCGGCGCTCCCGACCGCGGCCAGTTCCGCCGCGAGGGCGTTGACTGCCGACTCCATCGTGTCCCTCAGCTCGCGTCCCACCTCGAACCCGCCTCGGGCGACGTCCTGCCAGGCCACGAGCTCGCCCTTGGCCTTTCTCAGGTCGATCTCGGCCTGTTCTGCCTCGGCGATCTCGCGGCGTGCGCGGGCGGCGCTGTAGCCGGTCTCCGCGCCCGCCGGCGCCGGTGCAGCAGGCGCCGGCGCTGGTGCCGCCGGGGTGCTGCCAGCCTGGTCGACGAGATCCTGGCCACCAGCCTCCGGCGCCGGCCGGACAGCACCTGCTGCAGCTTCGGGGCTCAGGCGGGCACGGGTGTTGCGCTCCCACTGGGCGTCCGCCAGCTCACGGTCGATCAGCTTGTCGGGCCCGAAAGCGCTGATGCGTCCCTCTTCAACCGCTTTCCGCACGGCCTCCCTCGACCCGCCGGGCAGCCCGCGCTCCTTGCGCGAGCGCGCGTACTCCGCCTGTGTCAACAATTTCGGATCGCTCTTGGCCATCTGTCAACCGCCCTGTCAACCTTTTCCCGGCCGATTCGCTAGCGCGATTTCGCGCTCGTTTCGCCCCGTGAGGAGCATCGCCGTGGAAGGACCCATTGCTCTCACCTGATGGTTGCGCCGCGGGGACCGATGCTCACGGACGGGCCGCGGGCCGCCGCCTGGCGCCGGTTGAAGCGGTCGATGTAGAACTTCGACTCGTGCGCGAAGATGCCCGGGAAATCCTGCTCGATCGCGCGCACCACCACCTGGTTGATGCGCTTCGTGTTGAACATCTGCTCGACGTCGATCGTGCTCAGTGCCTTGAGCGGCAGCCGGCTCGCGCCCTCGCGGATGAAGACGGTGCGGCCATCGTTGCCGATGAACGCCCCCTTGATCACCTTGGCCGGGCCGCTGCGCTTGATCTTGAATCGCAGCTCCAGCGCCTTGGTCACCTGCACGCCGTTGCGCAGCAGGTAGCTGCCGCCCTCGCCCGCCTTCATCCGCTTGCGCGCCTGGGCCAGGCTCACCGACTTCTCGACAAACCGGATCAGGTTGGCCGAGCGACCGCGGCGGCTGCCGGCGAAGAGCTCCCCGGTGATCACCGCCTTGCCAGCCTCGTACCTGGCGCGCTTGATCCGCAGCCGCTCCCGGACGTAGGCGGCCGTGACGGCGAACTCGCCGGTGATGGCCCGGATCATGTTGGTGTTGGCCTTGGCCAGCGTCTTGTTGATGGCCGAGACGGCCGCCCGCTCGCGGATGTCCGCCTGCAGCAGGTCCAGCGCCGCAAAGGCGCCACCCAGGTCCACCTTGATCGAAACGTCCATGCCCTCTCTCCATCCATCTCCTCTTTTCTGGGAAGAGGAAAGACCCGTTCGTTACGCCCCTAGGCGCGCGCGTATGCGCCGCCAGCCCGCGCCGTTCCGTCATATGCGTCCGTTACGGGGGGTGCGCCACGTGCACACGCACATACCCACACGCGCGTGACGTGCGCGCACCTGCGGGGGAAAGCGGCGAAACGAGCGCATGGCACGTAACGGCGCGGGTTTGCGGCGCATAGTCGTTACGCACCAGACGAAACGGAGCCATCTCCGCCCCCTTTCTTCGAGCCATGGGGGGGCGGGGGGTGATCGTCAAGGGTGTCCCGCGCGCGCAGGAAGCGACCCAGATCGGCCTCGAAGGCCTCGACGGCACCCAGCGCCCACTCTCCCTCAGTCACGCCGTTGAGCGGCCCAGATCCGCGCGGAATCCAGATGCGGGCGCTGCGGTAGCTGCTGGCCGTTGGCTGGTTCGGAAAGTTCACGATCTTGTAGGACAGACACGGCGGCAAGCGAGTGCCGTTCTGGTCGCGCTCTAGGCGCTCCATGGCCCAGCGTTTTGCCGTGGTGGTGAAGGAGGCACGCGGGGGCACGTACCGCTCGCCGGCGCTTTGGCACCACCGCTGGAAGGCCCGGTACAGCTGCTCAGCGGAGCACACGCGTAAAGGCAGGTGCAGGTAGCCATCGAGCCACTCGGCCATGAAGCGCTCGTCCGGCGACATGCCCAAGCTGATGAGCTCCTCCTTGGCTTCCGTCATCAGCGGCTTCGTGTGCTCATGGAAGTCGCCCATCGGATACCGGATCAGGTAGTCCAGGAACTTGGTCGCGCCGCCATCCTTCAGGAACGCGCGCACTCGGTCATAGAGTCCGCGGTCTTCAGGTGTGGGCGTGTAGACCACCAGGTGGCGACGATCGCCAACCTCGAGCACCAGCGGCTTGTTCTCGTTGGAGATGAAGACGAAGTTGCACCAGTTGCTCTCCCACCTGGTGTCGGTGTGCATGGTGCGGATCGGGATCTTCGGCGCGTCGATCATCCACTTGAGGCGGTTCTTATGGTGATACAGCTCCTGGCGACTCACCACCTCATTGCAGACAGCCAACTGCTTGGCCGACACCCACCCGTTGTATTTCTCTTCGATCTCGGTCTGGCCGACCATCACGCCGTACTTGCCGTACATGTCGCGGATCACGTCGAAGAACAGGTTCTTCCCCGTTCCCTGAGGGCCGTGGAACACCAGGGCGGTGGCCATCTTGGCTCCTCGCTTCTGAAATGGCAGTGCGAGCCAACGCAGAACCCATTCCATGACGTCGTCGGCATTCGTCACGCCGGAGTCGCATCGGCTGCACAGGTGCCTCAGCAGCTCGAGCATCACGTCGCATTCGCCATCTTTCGCCGGCACTGGCGCGACGGACAGCCCGTCGTACAGATTGATTGCCTCCGGCCCGCACGTCAGGGTGGGATCGAAGACCAGGTCCTCCTCGTCGATCGTCTTGCGGTCCGCCGACCCCTTCCACATCCGCACGTAGTCGGCCCCGAACATGTGGGCCATGTTGGCGATCTTCACCTGCTTGCGCTTGTCTCGGTCCCAGGCCGTGTCGGTGGGGTAGATCAGGACGAAGTTCTCCAGCATGTAGCTGTAGCGACCCCAGTCGATCTTCTTCTCGCGCTTGCCCCCCTTCCCCTCTTTCGGCGCATCAGCGCCGCCGTCGTGGGCCGGAGGCGGACCCTTCTCGGAAGGGCCCGCAGACGCCTCTCCGCGCCGCGCGGCCGCGAGATCGACCACATTCGAGGGTGCGGGAGGCGTGTCGGGCGTCTCGGCCACTAAAGCGCCTCCATTCCACGCTCGATCGCGCTGAGCACGCGCAACAGCTGCCGCTCGACCGCCTCGATGCCCTGCCGCTGGTGCAGGTCGTTGAAGTCGGTGTCCTTCTCCTGCCGCGTCGCGGCTTCGAACACCGGCCAGACGATCTCGCACCGCTCCGTCACCTTGGCCACCTTGGTGGCCTTGCGGCAGCCCGGGTTGGAACCGTCGTGGTCGGCCGACTTCCAGTCGTCGTCCGCGCAGATCAGCAGGTGTTGCCTGGGGTGCAGCTTGCGCAGGATCTCCAACACCGGGCCCAGGTTGTAGGCATCGAGCGCGACGTAGACCGGCCAGCGCCGGCCGGTGGCCATGCGGATCGACAGCCCGGTGGCGTAGCCCTCACAGACCAGGACCACGCGGGTGGACGCGTCCACCGTGCCCAGCCGGATCGCGCAGCCCGTCTTCCCGAAGCCCTCGGTGAAGCACTTGAAGCCGTCCGGCTTTACGAACTGGAGGCCGCGCAGCGCCTCCTCGCGTGAGAAGTCATAGCGGATCAGCGGCAGCACGATCGTGCCGGCCGGCAGCACGATGGGCTGGTCCCGCGGATCGCGGCGGGCGAGCCGCATCGTGTGCGACACGAACCTGCAACTCTCGACCGTCACGCCCTTGCGCACCAGGTAGTCCGACCGGCCCTCCTTCACCATCAGGGACCACAGCGCGCCGGCGCTGAGTGCGGCCAGGCGCGCGGACTCGGCCTTCGCGGTGGCTGCAGCTGCCGCAGCCGCGGCGCGGTCGGCATTCATCCGCTCGGCCTCTTCCTCGGAAAGTCCCCTCCAGTCGACCTCGATCTTGACCTTCGTGCCTGGCAGGCCGAGCTCCTGAGCCAGCTTGGGGCTGTACGAGCCGAAAGCGCCGACCACGAAGCGCCTGCCATCGTCGCGGCGGAACTCCCGGGTGAAGTACCAGCACTTCTTCCTCGGCCCGCAGCTGCGGCTCTTGTGCGTCGGCACCTGCAGGGGCAAGTCGCGGTCGAGCAGCACGCCGTAGGCGCGCATCTGCCGCACCACGTCTTCGTAGTTCTCCATCAGGGCCGGCTGCGTTCCTGGGAAAGATGGAGCGCGCGCGCCGCATTGAGCAGCTGCTGCAGCTTGACCAGGGCCTCGCCGCCCTCGCGATCGATCCGCTTCAGATCGTTCTCGCTGATGTCGCCGTCGTCGGCGAGCGAGCCGCAGACCGCCTGCACCAGATCGTTGAACTCCTTGGCAGTTTCCGCGAGCGCCTTCATGCAGTCGTTGCTCTCCAGGCAAAGCGACTCCGGCAGTGCGACGCACATCTGGCCGCATTCGGCAGCGAATGCATGGAGGATGCGCAGATCCCCGGTGCGCTTGGTCATTTTCACCGCGGTGAGAAGCCCCAACTTGGCTCCGCCCCGCCCAGCAACGGCATGCCCGAAGGTGTGAGGGACCTCGCCGATCGCCTTGGCCAGGCCGTGAGCCCCGCGGGGTGCACCCTGCCCCGGGTTGTAGTCCTCTGCCACGTTCCATGCTGCGGTCATCACGTCCATCTACGAATCCCCTCTTTCGTTGTTGCTGACACCCTGCCCCGCCCTGTCGCACAGTCGTGCCATTCACACAGGAGCAGAGGGCGGCAGATGAAGACGCGGGCGGCGCGAGCGCGCGGGATTTCTTGGCGGGCTGCCCGCAACCTCGCAGAATGGGGCTGGCAACTGACCACCCAACGAGGAAGGGGCACCCATGACGCGACTGGATCGAGCGTTGCAGTTGGATCTACTGCAGAAGATCAGCGACGAGTATCCGGGGGCCATTCGTGCACACGATGGCTTGGTGGACTTCCACGATCCCGCGGTGAAGTTCAACCTGCAGTACCTGAAGGAGCACGGCCTCATCCACCTGGATGCCACGCTCAACATCGACACGAACAATTTTTCTATCCGGTTCGCGCGCGCCACGAACGACGGGCTCGACTTTCTCCAGCAAGACGGCGGCCTGTCTGCCGTGCTGAAGGTGACCACCGTGCGGTTGCACGAGGACACCATCCGGGGTCTGATCGCGGCGCGCATCAAAGCGAGCGACCTTCCGGCCGAAAGGAAGGACTCGTTGCTCGAGCGACTGAAGCAACTCCCCGCGCAGTCCATAGAACGCCTCGCAGACAAGCTACTGGACCAAGCGCTCGCAAAGGCTCCGGATGCCATCGAGTGGATTTCCACGTTGCTTCGTTGAGTCCCTCCGGCGTTGGCACCCGCTCGAACAGAACATACCCGGCGTGGGGCGCCTCTTCGACATGGCAGCCCGTCAACGAACCTCCGAGCGTGATCCAGAACGCCGGCTCCGGGGGGGCGTTTTGCGCTGAAAACGAGAGCACCAAGCCATTCCGGCCGTGCACCACCAGTGCGTCGGGGAGGATTTCAAGCGGCCCCACGATCTCAGCCCTCTACCGCCACGCGCGGCTCGCCGTCCGTGATCCGCCGGCGCTCGCCGGTGTCGCGGTGGGCGCCCTGCCCTGCCGCGGCCGTGCTCGAAGGCGTTTCGTGCGGCGCATCGTTCGCCGCTGCTTTCGCTCTGAGCACATCCCACGCGACGTCCGGACGAAGCTCCTCACAGCGCACGGCGCCATCAGTCGCGCGCTCGATCAGGGGGCAGTACTCCGCCGGCACACGATTTCGGACCCACGACTGAACAGTCTGGTAGCGCTCCACTCCGATGCTGGCTGCGGCACGTACCGGCCCGCCAAGAAGTCGGATAGCTTTAGCTGCCGGGTTTACGAGTGATGTCGGTCGGAGATCCATCTGAGCCCCACAAGAACGTCTAGTGATGCTAGAACATCTTGCGTTGTTGAGCAAGCTCACACATGAAAAACTTGCGTCCATGCAGTCGATCCACGAGCAGATCAAGGCCGCTCGTGAGCGGAGGGGATGGTCCATGCAGCGGTTGGCGCATGAGATCAGCCAGGCAGAAGGTCTCGCAAAAAAGCTGAGCTGGCAGACCGTGCAGCAGTGGGAGAACGGGACTTCTGCCCCAAAGCGCACTCGGATGCAGGTTGTGGCCAAGCTGCTGAACCTCCACGAGAGCGAAACGGCAGTCCTTCTTGAAGGGGCCGCTGAAGAAGAGCTGATGGTCCGCGCGCTGGAGCTTCCCGCTCTGCCCGGTTCTGAGCAGCGCCGGGCGGCCGTCGTCGCTGGTCGGCTACCTCTCGCCCCTGCTTGGGTGGCGCGAGCGTGCCCAACCGTTGCACCCACCGACTTGCGCCTTCTTCACGGCGCTGGCGATGGAATGGAGCCGACCTTTACCGACGGGGACATGCTGCTCGTTGACACGAGCGTCAGGGCGATCCAGGAGGATGGGATCTACGTGCTCAGCGCTACTGGACGTGTTCACGCTCGGCGCGTTCGCCAGCGCCTCGACGGTGGACACGAGATCACCAGCGATAACCCAACGGCGAAGACTGTCGAAGTCATTCAAGATCGCCCCAACTTCGAGGTTCTCGGCCGAGTTGTCTGGATTTGGAACAGCAAGCGCGCCTAGAACCACAAGTTAGTCTTGCATTACTAGTTTCTCTTGTGCATACTGCAGCTCCGTAGCCCATCCGGGCAAAGGAGCGAACAGTGCATCAGCAGGTCAGTTCCAGCGTCGAGCAGACGCCCCCCGCTCAACCCACCCTCCAAGGCGTTCCAGCGGCTGATGCCGCAGCAGCGGCCGCGCGCGCTGCGCAGCACGAGAGGCTGACTCCCTTCTACGCGCAGATCATCGCCCGCTACGGCCCGGAGCAGCAGCAGGCCATCCAGCGCCTGTACGTGGCGGCCCAGACGATGCTGGACACCAGCGGGGGCAGCACGTGCGGCAAGCTGCTCCTGGGTCTCTACAACGGCACCAGGTTCCGGTTCGACCTGACCGACCTGCGCCTCCTGGACAGCAGCCTGTTCGAGGCCGCCATGGTGGTGCTGCGCATGGACGCGCGGCACACGTACACCGAGGTGCACGAGGTGTTGAACGCGATGTACGCCGATGGCCGCAACGTCGGCGCGGAGTTCGAGCACTGGGCCCATCTGCTGCGCCTGAAGAACCGCTGCAAGCGCGAGCACCTCTCCTCCCCGAAGGAATACGGACCGCAGTGGAAAGGCGTGCAATGAGCGCGCCGCAGCACACGCCGCGGACCGTGCGCGAGGTGCGCTGGGTGCACCTCGGCCTTCCGGAGGCTCGGTTCTATCTCGGCTGCCGCGGACATCTGCATGTTTTTCGACGCACCGGCTATCGGTCGGGCGCTTTCGTCGAAGACGCCGCCATAGCCAAGGCGGTCTACGGGGCCGCGGAAGACGCACCAAACGCGCGCTTCGCATCGGCATGACTACCGGGCGCCTCACGTTCCCACCGACGCCGGCCGAGCGCCCGGCGCCGAAGATCCGGCCGCTCGTGCTGGCTGCGCTGCTGGCGCTGTCGGGCGTGCTGTGGGCCTGGATGCAGGTGCAGCTCGACGAGGCCGCTGCGGTCCACACCCAGCAGGATCTGGCGCGCGCGCGTATCGAGGCGTTCCGCGCCGGCGCCCGGGCGGCACTCGAGCAAAGGTGCCAGCGCACGCTGGCCGCTCCGCTGTGACGATTGCTCACCCACTCACGGCAACCACCACCGAGCCCGACGAGATCTCGCTGCGCACCGCCTACGAGCGCTGCCGCAAGGATTTCTGGCCGGTGACCTACGAGGCCGCCATGGAGCACCCGACGTACTCGCGCCTGGTGGCCATGAACGCGCGGCATCCGGGCAGCGTCACGCCTGCGCGGGCACACGCCTGGCCCTTCATGGCAGCGCCGCGGCACCGCTCGCGCTCGACCATTCACGCTGGCACCTGGACGGCGCCGCACTTCCACGACCTCAAGCGAGCCGCCGCCGGCGATCGCGACGACTGAGCCCGCCGCGGCCAGCGGGCCGCTCTCTCAAAAACCCCGGAGGAGTTTCCAATGACCACCAACCTCATCGAAGCCAGCCCCTGGCTAGTTACCACCAGCGCGACGAACCCGCGCAAGCGCCGCGGCTTGGACATCGACAGCCTCAACGCGCTCGCAACCAGCATCCGCGCACAAGGCGTGCTGCAGCCGATCCTCGTCCGTCCGCTGCCTGCCGGCCGCTTGCACGACACGTTCCTGGATCGCGAGCTAGGCCGCCCGCTGCCGGAGTACGAGCTGGTGGCCGGCGAGCGCCGCCTGCGCGCCAGTCGCATCGCAGACCTGGACTTCATCCCGATCTTGGTGCGGGACCTCTCCGACGAAGCAGCGCTGGAGCTGCAGCTGGTGGAGAACATCGAGCGCGAGGACCTCGACCCCATGGAGGAGGCGGAGGGCTTCGAACTCCTGCGCGAGAGATTGGGCTACACGGTCGAGCAGATCGCCGAGCGCATCGGCGGCGGCAAGGGGGCCAGCTACATCTACAAGACGATGAAGCTGCTGGACCTGACGCCGGACAGCCGCGAGGCCGTGTCCGAGGGCGTGCTGGGCCGATCGACCGGGCTCCTGGTGTCCCGCTACCCCGCCAGCCAGCAGGCCGATGTGGTCGCCTTCATCAGAGCACTGGCCGAGGCCGGTGAGCCCGCGCCCTTCCGGAAGGTCTCTGTCGCGGTGTTCAAGCGCTTCAACCTCGATCTGAAGCAGGCCGTGTGGGACATCCAGGATGCGTCGCTGCTGCCGGACGCCGGCGCGTGCAGCGCGTGTCCGAAGCGCAGCGGCGCCCATGGCGATCTGTTTGGCGACGCGACTGACTCGCCCGACAGCTGCACCGACCCGGACTGCTTCGCCGCAAAGCGCGAGGCCCATGTGGCCATCGTGAAGGCGAAGGCTCAGAAGGACGGCTTCAAGGTGATCGAGGGCGAGGAGGCGCACCGCGTGCGGCCCAGCCCGCACCAGCGGCCCATCAGCGGCTACGTCCGCCTGACCGACGTGGCCGCCACCGAGACGGGTGACGACGGTGTCGAGCGCGAGGTCACCTTCGAGGACAAGCTCCGGGCCCTGGGTAAGCGAGCCCCCAAGCCGCGGGTGTTCATCGACCCGCACACCGGCGCCGCCGAAAAGGTGATCACCACGGATCTGGCGGACAAGCTCCAGCCGACTGAGGACGGCAAGCCGTCGGGCAAGGGCAAGACGGCGGGCGCGGCCGCCGCCAGCCCGGGCAGCACCGACCGGCTTCCGCCGGACGATGGCCGCACGCCGGCAGAACGCGCACTCGACGACCACAACGTCCAGCGCGCGGTGCTCCTGCGGATGCTCGACGCGATCCGCACCCGCGAGCGAAGCGCCGACGAACTGCGGCTCGCGCTCAAGCTGCTCCTGGTCGAGCAGGAAGGCTGCGACGAGACGCTGGAGTACATGGGCTTCAGCGGCGATGCGGCCGACCGGCACGACATGGAGACCTGGATCGACGCCCTGCTGCCCGCGCAGCTCGGGCAGCTGCTGGCCATGTCGGCAGTCGAGATCGGTTTCGGCGAATGGGACACCAGCATCCCCGCAGCGACGCGGGTGAAGCTGGCTGAGAGCTACGGCATCGACGTGATCGCCGTACGCGACAAGGTCGCCGAGGATCTGCAGCGCGAAGAGGCCAAGCCGCTTAAAGAGGAACAGGAGAGCGAGGAGGCATCGACGTGACGCAGGACGCCCGGGCCGCTGACGAACAAGCACCGCGATGGCGCACGGTCGCCCTCGAGGCTGTCGCGGCCGCGTGCGGCCTGTTCGGGTCGCTGCTGCTGGCCGTCAAGGGGGACCACGCCAGCTGGGGGTGGGTTGCCTTCCTTGCCAGCAACGTCGCTTGGATCGCATTTGCGTCCGCACGACGGCACTGGTTCTTGCTGCTTCAACAGCTGGGCTTCACCGCGACAAGCGTGCTTGGAATCTGGCGCTGGCACCTCTGAGCCAAGCCCCGAGAAAAGAATCTTCATGATCACTCCGCAGTTCCTGCTACCCGTGCACGACGAGCTCGTCGTGGACCTGTTCGCCGGCGGCGGCGGCGGCGCCTCCACCGGCATCGAGCAGGCCACCGGCCGGCCGTTGGACATTGCCATCAACTACGAGCCGCCGAAGGCGGTGATCCTGCGCCGTTGCCTAGACCGGCGCCAGTTTTTCCAATGCCGCCCGCGCAGCGTCGTACTGCCCGGTTGCGTTCCCAAGCAGGTCGGCAAGAGTGCCCCACGTCATTTTTTTGATCGATTGGTTCAGGTGCTCGCCTGTGACCAGAAGGCCCAGGAACAGTTCGGCTTGCATCGCAAGCTTCCTTCCTCGGACCAGATGTCGGGCGCAGTCGATGTCGTGCGCAGCCACCGAGGCAACGTCCTCCTCCGACGGGAATGGGAGGTTCTTCAGCCGTCGATGCAGGTCGGCGGCCGTCTCCATCTCAAAGGCAGCGCCTGCCGCGGCTCGAAGCGCTTGCAACCCCCCGATCACCGGCGACATGTGCAAGAGGATGCTGGTGGCCGCAAGTTCGGCCCGCACCTGCGCACGCATCCTTTCACCGGTGCGGGCAACTCGCTGCTGCCACATCGCCAATCCTACGGCTGCGAGGATGGCCAGAATCGATCCCCACGCCTGCACCCAAGCCGCGCACTCACTCCTGGTTGGCCCAGGCACAAAAAAGCAGGTCTGCCAGAGATCACCCATCCCGCTGGCCCCCGTCATACACCGCGCAGAACGGCGAGGAGCTGGCTTACTGTCCGATTGAAGTCTTCTCTGAACGGATCCCCGTCTGGCCCTGCCATAGCCTCCTTCGTTGTCGCGAGCGTCTGTTCGACATCGCGGATGAGAGCTGCATTGCCTTGCTGCTGCCGCAGCAAGGCCGAGAGGAACAGCTGTTGCGCGAGCACGCTGGCTCCGACTTTGATGATATCGACGGGATCGTTCACACCTGACTCCTCACCGAGCGCTGAAATCGGGCGGCAGAGTGTCCGCAGATTCCCGCCGCGTCCTCGCCACGACCGACGTCCACGTGCCGACCAACCCGCTTTCCCTGATTCCGTCGCGAATCGCGGCACGGATCACGTGGTACAGGCACCACATGGTGACGATGAAGCCTATGAGACTGACCGCTCCGTACCAGAGCACCAGACGGATCATTTCGATCTCGAAGGCGCGTATGTCCATGTCTGTCATTCCTCCAGTGCCGATGCTACCTGTCGGGCGGAGCGGAAACCGAAGAAGCAGGGGGCAGGATGCTGACGCCTCAATTCCTCCTGCCCGTGCACGACGAAATCACGGTGGACCTGTTCGCGGGTGGCGGGGGCGCCAGCACCGGCATCGAGCAGGCCATCGGCCGGCCGGTCGATATCGCCATAAACCACGATCCGGAGGCGGTCAGCCTCCACCAGGCGAACCACCCCCAGACGCGGCACTACGTCAGCGACGTGTTCGCCGCGGCGCCGCGCGCCGTGACCGAGGGCCGGCCGGTGGGCCTGCTCTGGGCGTCGCCGGACTGCACCTTCCACAGCAAAGCTCGCGGTGGCAAGCCGCACCGCGACCGAAACCAAGCCCGGCGCCGCCGAGCGCTGGCGTGGGTGGTGGTCCGCTGGGCGAAGGCCGTTCGGCCGCGCGTGATCGCACTGGAGAACGTCGAGGAATTCCAGCACTGGGGCCCACTGCTGGACGACGGCCAGCCCTGCCCCGAGCGCCGCGGCCACAGCTTCAAGCGCTGGGTCGCCCAGCTGCGCAACCTGGGCTACCAGGTCGAGTGGCGCGAGCTGCGCGGTTGCGACTACGGGGCGCCGACTATCCGCAAGCGCCTGTTCCTGGTCGCGCGCTGCGATGGGGAGCCGATTGTCTGGCCCGAGCCGACGCATGGCGCGCCAGGCAGCCTGCCGGTGCAGGCCAAGAAGCTGAAGCCCTGGCCGGTGGCGGCCGATTGCATCGACTGGAGCCTGCCGGCGCCTTCGATCTTCGAGCGGGAGCGGCCGTTGGCCGCGGCGACGATGCGGCGGATCGCGAAGGGCATCCAGCGCTACGTGGTGGACGCGGCCGAGCCGTTCATCGTGCCGATCGGCTATGGCGAGCGCGCGGGCCAGCAGCCACGCACCGCCAGCATCCGGCAGCCGCTGGCCACCGCCGTGGGCGCGAACAAGCACGCCCTGGTCGCGCCCACGCTGGTCGGCATCGACAACCAGAGTTCACGAGCGGGCAGCTGGAGCGCCACCGAACCACTGCGCACCACCACGACGGAGAACCGGCACGCGCTCGTCACCGCCTTCCTGGCGCAGTTCAACAACCACGAGGGGAGTCGCCCGCACGCAGGCCGCGCGGCGGATGCGCCGCTCAGCACCGTGACGACGAGCGGGAGCCACCAGCAACTGGTCACGTCCAGCTTGGTGAAGCTGCGCGGCACCAGCACCGCCGCCGGCGCCGACGAGCCGCTGCACACCATCAGCGCCGGCGGCACGCACCATGCCGAGGTGCGCGCGTTCCTGCAGACCTACTACGGCGTCGACCAGGACACCCGCATTGAGGAGCCGCTGCCCACGGTCACCACGCGCGATCGCTTCAGCCTGGTGATGGTGCACGGCCAGCCGTACGCGATCGTTGACATCGGCCTGCGCATGCTGTCGCCGCGCGAGCTCTACACGGCGCAGGGCTTCCCGTGCGAGTACGTGATCGACCGCGGCGCGGACGGCCGGCCGCTGACAAAGACCGCCCAGGTGCGCATGTGCGGAAACAGCGTTTGCCCGCCGCTGGCCCGCGCGATCGTGGCGGCGAACTACAGCGAACAGCAACTCGCGCGGAGGGCCGCCTGATGCCCGCGACCATCGCCTTGCAACGATCAGGGTATCGGCGGGAACTTGGCCTCCGCCCACTTCCTGGCGCGCTTCACGGCAGCCTCTTCGCTGGGGTCTTGCGCGTCCATCTCATGGATTTGGTCGTCAGAGTGGGAGCCGTGGTGCGCGGTGACGCACACGCGGCCGCCCCAGGTGCCGTCCGCATACGCCTGGGCATAGCACGACACGTCCCGCGGACCAGATTGGTACTCGGTCTTTATGCTCATCTCCGCAAAGCCGAGGACGGTAGCACGCTTTGGAAGGTGACCAGGGCTGAGCAAGGTTGGCGTCGTGCCCGGGCTACCGGCCCGTGGTGCCTCGAGAAGGTTTTGGTGGGCGAAAGGTGGACACCAACACTACTCGGTCCGGGAGAGCTTATCCAGCTCCGTCTGAAGTGCCGCTTTCGCATCACGAACTCGTTGCAGTGCTTTGCCGAACTCGGCTTCGGCGATCGCCTCCTGCAGGCTGAGGATCCAAGGCCGATTGGACATTTCCTGCAGCTCTCGCTCGGCGTCCTGCACAGCGTTCACCACTTCCCGGACTGCCAAGATGCTGTCGACGGAGGGCATTGCCAGCGGATCCAGCCGGGTCACCTCCTGCAAGATTCGCTGGGCACGGGTCCGCTGACGTTCTTCTGCTCGCGAAGCAACCTTGTACCGCTCGCCTGTAGCGGTGCGAAGCGGCTGCTTTCGGAGCTGCGCCAGCTCCTTCAGTTCTTCGTGCGCCTCCGTTGCAAGCGTGATCGCTGGGGCAAACCGCTCGGCAAGGCGATTCGCATCCTGCAGAACTCGATCCAGTCGTTGCTGGTTCGAGTGTCGGTTGGCGACCCATATGGCGGCCACGATGGCGCCAATGGATCCGACCGCCTGTACCCAAGCCGCGGCGTCCGAGTTGCCCAGCCAAGTGCCCACGGTGGGCAATCCAGGATAGACAGCAAGTGCCAGCGCGAGGAGCAGCACGAGCACGATCCCGATACCAATGTATGTTGGCAGCCCTTCTTCTTCCTTCACCGTGAAGCTCCGTCCAGTACGCGACCTAAGTATGGCGGAACGGTGAAGCTCACCGCCACTTGCCGCTGGCACGTCAGCCCCCGGAGGATGGCGTCCCGACAACTTCAGTCGTGACTCTGATGGAGGTCCTGCTCTCGTCGGCCCAGATCGAGCAGCTGACCGGCTACAAGCGGCCGGGGGACCAGCTGCGCGAGCTGAAGGCACGCGGCTTCTACCGCGCCCGGCGGGCCAGGGTGACCGGGGAGGTGATCCTGGAGCGTCCTCACTATGATGCGGTCTGCGCCGGGGCTGGCTCGGCAGCAAACGAGGAGAACCGGCCGCGCGTGCGGCCGCCACCGATGCGTCGGGTGAAATGAGCAAGCACGTCGAGCTTCCGCCCAGGGTGTACCCGAAGGGCCGCTGGTACTACCTGGTCACGGCGGAGGGGAGGAAGCGCCTCTGGACCAAGCTGACGAAGATCCACGACGGCATTCCCGCGCTGTATCAGAAGCTCGCCGACATTCACGCGCGCGATGTGGCGCCGGACCGGATCCCGGCGTTGGTCTCCGACTGGCTGGCCGAGGTGTCTACGTCGCATGCCAAGAAGACCCAGGCGAACGACCGCTGGGTGATGGGCGTGATCAGCGAGAGCCTGGCCGAGTTCCGCGCGAGCCAGATCAAGCCGCCGGACGTGGCCACCTTCCTGAAGCCGTTCCGGCTGAAGCCGCGAACGCACAATGAGATGCGCGCAGGAGTGCGCGAGCTGATGCGATTTGCCGAGGAGAAGGGCTTCCGCGAGGCCGGCACGAACCCGGCGGACAGCATCAGGACTATCAGTGCTCCGCCGCGGGACAAGTACATCACCGACAGCGAACTGCGGCGCATCAAGGTCGCCGCCATGCGAGATTACCGCGGCAAGATCACGCGCGCGGGCCCGATGATCTGCGCCGCGATCGACATGGCCTACCTGACGGGACAGCGCGTCAGCGACATCCTGGACCTGCGCTGGTCCAAGAAGCTGACCATGAACAAGGCCGGCGAGGTGGTGGCGCCCTACATCGATACCGCGGGGATTTACTTCAAGCCAAGCAAGACGGCGGGCAGCACCGGAGCCAAGGTCTTGATCGCCTGGACACCGCGGCTGTCAGCCGTCGTCGAGCGGATCCGCGCGATGAAGCGGCGGAACACGCACTGGGTGATCACCCAGGAGGACGCCCAACCTTACACCTACAGCGGGTTCTTCCGACGCTGGAAGCGCGCCGTCAAGCTGGCTGGAGTGAACGACTGCCATTTCAACGACCTGCGCGCCAAGGCGCTCACGGACAAGGAAGCAGCCCAAGGCATGCAGGCAGCACGGCGAATGGGCGCGCACAGCACGGAAGCGCAAACGGCCGATTACGTGCGACACCGCCAAGCGCAGATTACGCCAGCCACTCGCTGAGTTCGCGGAATTCCCGATGTCCGGGTGCTGCTGAGTTCGGTATAACCCCACCTCGCAGGAAAAGGGAGGGGAAATGGCCAGAAAGCGAACCATCAAAGCCAGCGGCATCAATTTGCGCGTCCACACGAAACATGCGCCCGAGGAGTACGTTGCGCTCTGGCGGTTGCTGGTGCGGCTCAAGCAACACAAATTGCGCGGAGACACTGCGCTGATGATCGGTAGCTCACGCGCATTGGAATCCGGCAACCCGAATTCGCCTCTGTTCGGGTACCTGTACCGCTTCCTCAACATCAACCCGGACGAACCTTGGTTTGACATCGAGCAACAGAAGCAGGCCGACGATGACGATGTCGCGCAGGTCCGAATCCCACCGAAGCTGAAGCCGAATCTTGAAGAGATCCCGTACATCTTTGACGTCGCGAAGCATCGCCTCTACTTCCAATCGGGGGGCACGCACGGCGGCGTATCTCCGGGCATGGTGCACGGTCTGCTCGAGTTCCTCTGCTCGGCTCCACAGGTGATAAGTCGGTTCGGCGACGTAGACAAGACGATCATGACCCGCGAAGGCGTGATCGATGAACTACTCGCCTGGCCTGTGATCCGTCAGATCCGGGTGGTCCTCGACCGTCCGAATCCCAGCGAGTACGAGGACGACCAAGCCTTCTACGAGATGCTCGAACGAAGGAATCTCAGACGAGAAGAGCACGTTTTCTACAAGGCCAAAGACGCTCCAACAATCACACCAGACGACGAGATGGTCGCGATGTTCGGGCGCGCCGTAACCGATGGCATCTACAAGCAGACCGGGGTCAACCCAGAAGGAAAGGCGGAAGAGGCCTCCTCCGAGCAATACCCCCGAACGGAAATAGGCCTGTACGATCCGGACGTGCAGATGCATTCCGACGCTTTCATCGGCTTAGTGAAAGCCAAGTTCAAATAGCGATGCCCTCCCTGAGCGGCCCTCTTAGGAACCATCAGGTTCTCTTGCTGGCGTGGCGCATCACGGGAGGCACCCGCGCGTTCGTGCGCAGCGCTGATTTCGTCGTGGCACTCGCCATCACGGCGCTGTGCGCGAATAAGTGGCTTGGGCAAGGCTGGTGGGACCAGGCGATCGCCATAGTGCCCAGTCTGCTCGGCTTCACTCTTGGGGGGTTCGCGATCTTTCTCGGTTTCGGCAGCGACAGCTTCCGTGAACAGATCACCACCGAGAACCAGCTGACCTCTCCTTATCTGAGTGTCAGTGCGGCCTTTTTGATTTTCGTGACGGCGCAGTGCGTCGCGCTTCTTTACGCGTTGATCTGTGCGGCGCTGTACTTTCCCCGGCCGCCCATCCTGGATCCTCTGGGGCCGTTTCTGGAAAGCGCTACCCCGGTCGCGTGGGGCATTGGCTATCTGATCTTCGTGCTCAGCATCACTCTCTCGATGCGAGCTGCTCTGCGGATCTTCCGTCTGAGCCGCTGGTACAACTCGTTCATCGTGGCGATGCGCAATGCGGAACAAGACGGTGCGTCAGGCGGATCGCGTTAG